GGGGAGGGGTGGGGTCGTGCTGTGAAATTTGCGGGTGCCTCCCATCCACCAAAAAAACCCAAATTTGACCTATACGCTGATGCTGTGCGCGTTGTGGGAATTGGTCTAGATTGTTTTGATTGTGGGCAATGACCAGGAACCCGAGAGGTCGGGTGGTCCTTTGGGAAGGGAGCCTCTCGTTTATCTAGACTACGCATTGCTGCGCCTGAGTCACATGCCCTGTTCACCTGGTCTGCGGCGTCATCACGACGTTGGCAGAGGGCTACTTGAGACTCACCCAGTTCGTCACGTTTATCCTACTTGGTCGGCTCAACCGCATAGAGGGGTGGGTTATGCCCCCGTGTGACCCAACTGTAATATGTTTTTATTTGCTAGACTAGATGGCAGTTTTCTATACAATGGTCATATGGGATACCGAGTACCTGCCGTTTTGCCAAAGACTGAGTTCCAGAGGGTTAAAGAACTCAAGAAGATGTTGATTGAGAGCAAGGGCGAGGCTGTGGTCAAGAAAGTCATTGACATTGCCCTCAATGATGACCATCCTATGCAGATGGCCGCTTTGAAACTGTGCATGGAACGGGCTTTGCCTGTCAGCCTGTTTGAGAAGACCTCTGCCCAGCGCAATGCTGTCAACATCACCATCTCTGGCATCGGCGTCGAGGTGAAACAAGATCAGATCGTCAATGACCAAGATATTGAGGACGTTGAGCCTAAATGAGTGATCTGAACTTCTCTCTCCTGCCCTGGCAGCAAGATGTCTATACAGACCCAACCAGGTTTAAGGTAATCGCTGCTGGCCGCAGGTGTGGGAAGTCTAGACTCGCAGCAACCATGCTGATCATTGAGGGGCTACGTTGTCCACAGGGGTCTGCCGTGCTGTACGTCAGCCCCACTATGGGTCAGTCCCGTCAGATCGTCTGGGATCTCTTGCTGGAGCTTGGACGAGAGGTCATCCAGACCAGCAACGTCAACAACCTGGATATCACCCTGATTAACGGTGCCAGGATCTATGTCCGAGGCGCTGATCGGCCAGATACTCTGCGCGGTGTGTCGCTGACCTTTGCCGTGCTGGACGAGGTTGCCGACATCAAGCCCCAAGCCTGGGAACAGGTTATCAGAGCCTCCTTGTCCGACAAGAAGGGCAAGGCTATCTTCATCGGTACGCCCAAAGGCAGGAACTGGTTCTACGACCTGTACAAGCTGGGGCAAGAGGGAGAAGACAAGGATTGGAAGTCCTGGCACTTCACCACCAAGGACAACCCTCTGATCGACCCGGATGAGATCGAATCAGCCAAGAAAACCCTGTCCAGCTTTGCCTTCAAACAGGAATACATGGCCTCGTTTTCTAACGCTGGCTCTGACGTATTCAAAGAGGAATGGATCAAGTACGGGGAAGAACCGCAGTATGGCTCGTACTTCGTGGCCGTCGATCTAGCTGGATTTGAGGAGGTTGCTAAACAAGCGGCCAACGCCAAGAAACGGCTGGACGAGTCGGCTATTGCGGTGGTCAAGGTCACTGATGACGGCAAATGGTTTGTTCAGGAGATTGAACACGGCAGGTGGGACATCAGGGAGACTGCCGCCAAAATCCTGATGAAGATGCGGGATTACAGGCCCTTGAGCGTTGGAATCGAGAGGGGGGCTCTAAAGAACGCTGTTTTGCCTTATTTGAGTGATCTCATGAGGAAGAACAACATCTACTCCCATATCGTTGATTTGACGCATGGAAATCGCAAGAAAACAGATAGAATCGTGTGGGCGTTGCAGGGCCGGTTCGAACACGGCAGAATCGTTCTGAACAGCGAAGAGAATTGGGATGACTTTGTTGACCAACTTCTGATGTTCCCAGCCGTGGGTGTTCACGATGACCTACCGGATGCACTCAGTTACATCGACCAACTAGCTGTTACCAGCTACTTTGAACAGGAAGATGATAACTGGGAGCCTGTGGACGTAATATCAGGAGTCTAGTATGGATCAAAACGAGTTCTACGAGCCGACAGAGAACGATAAAGAACTGACGGCATTCGTCGTAGACCACTGTGATCGCTGGCGTGATTACAGGAACACCAACTACCTTGATTCTTGGATGGAATACGAGCGTATCTTCCGTGGCGAATGGGCTGCTGAAGACAAGATTCGTGAATCCGAGCGCTCCAGAATCGTCACTCCCGCTACCCAACAAGCCGTTGAAACCCGCCATGCTGAGATCATGGAGGCAATCTTTGGCCAGGGCGAGTTCTTCGACATCGAAGATGACCTCAAAGATGTAAACGGCAATCCTCTAGATGTGTCTATGCTCAAGGCACAGCTAATGGAGGACTTCAAACAGGACAAGATTCGCAAATCCATCGACCAGATCGAGTTGATGGCAGAGATCTATGGCACTGGCATCGGTGAGATCATCGTCAAAACCGAGAAAATCTTTGAGCCCGCTACCCAACCTATTCCCGGACAAGCTCAAGCAGCCATCGGAGTAGTTGAAAAGAACAGGGTCGCCGTTAAGCTGATGCCTGTCAACCCTAAAAACTTCCTTTTTGACCCCAATGGCACATCGATTGATGACTGCATGGGCGTCGCAATCGAGAAGTATGTCTCTATCCACAAGGTTGTGGAAGGCATTGAGAAGGGCATCTACCGCAAAGTCAACATCACTCCTACCTACGAGGACAGTGATCTTGAGCCTACACAGGAACCAAGCCAGTATCAGGACGAAAAAGTTGTCCTCCTGACCTACTATGGCCTAGTGCCTAAAGAATACCTCATGGAAGAGGATACGGAAACCGTAGAACTCTTCCCTGATGACTCTGCTGTTGAAGATTACACCAACATGGTCGAGGCAATCGTAGTCATTGCCAACGGGTCAATGCTTCTGAAGGCAGAAGAGAACCCGTACATGATGAAAGACCGCCCTGTCATCTGCTATCAAGATGATACGGTGCCCAATCGTCTGCTTGGCAGGGGGACGGTTGAAAAATCCTACAACATGCAGAAGGCTATTGACGCTCAAGTCCGTAGTCATCTGGACTCCCTGGCCCTGACAACTGCCCCAATGATGGGTATGGATGCTACTCGGCTACCAAGGGGCGCAAAATTTGAGGTCAAGCCCGGTAAAGCCTTTATGGTCAACGGGAACCCATCGGAAATCCTGTATCCCTTTAAGTTTGGTCAAAGCAGCCCTGAAAACCTGGCTACGGCTAAGGAATTTGAGCGTATGCTTCTTCAGGCAACTGGCACTTTGGATAGCCAAGGCATGGTCAGTCAGGCCGCTAGAGATGGCGCCGGTATGTCTATGGCCGTTGCAACGATCATTAAGAAGTACAAGAGGACTCTGGTTAACTTCCAAGAGGACTTTCTGATCCCTTTCATCCAGAAAGCCTCTTTCCGGTACATGCAGTTTGACCCAGAACGGTATCCGAGCGTTGATATGCGCTTCATTCCGACTGCAACTCTGGGCATCATTGCACGGGAATACGAACAACAGCAGTTTATTGGTCTACTTCAGACCTTGGGTCCGAATACGCCTGTACTGCCGTTGATTTTGAAGGGAATTTTGAACAACTCTAGCCTGACCAACAGGTATGAGTTGATTGCAGCCCTTGATCAGATGAGTCAACCTGATCCGCAAGCCCAACAACTTGCTCAGGCTCAGCAACAGCTTGCTCTTCAGGCCGCACAAGCCCAGATTGCAGTGCAAACGACTCAGGCAGAGCAGAACCGCGCAGAAGCACAAAAGCTGCTGACCGAGGCGCAACTGATGCCCGAGGAGATCAAGGCAAAAGTCCTGTCGGCATCGACAAAGAACCTTCCAAGCGCTGATGATGTAGCCTCAAAAGAGTTTGACAAACGAGTCAAGATTGCTGAGTTGATGCTCAAAGAAGAAGACATCAAGAATAAGACCAAAATTGTCGAGCTTCAGATGGCTGACAAGGCTAATCAAAGCAAGAAAGATGAGGACTTCCTCAAGAGCATCGTTGGCTAATAATGGATGCCAAAAAGATTCTTCTTTCGGGTGCGTCTACTGATGCAAAGTTGTCTGCACTGGCAATTTTGCTCAGCAGGGAACTGCCTGATCTAAAAACTACTGTTGACAATGTACAGAAGCAGGTTGGGCCGAGAGGTGAACAGGGTCCAAAAGGAGATCCTGGCAAAGACGGTGTTGACGGGAAAGATGGAAAAGACGGCAAAGATGGAGTCAATGGTAAAAATGGTGTAGATGGCAAAGATGGCTCTGATGGCATCTCAATTGTCAGCACCAACATTGATTTCGACGGCTCTTTGGTAATCAAGTTTTCCGATGGTCGAGTTGTTAACGTAGGCGAAGTAGTTGGCGAAAAAGGCGAACGAGGTCCACAAGGCGCGGCGGGTGTTTCTGGCGTAGATGGAGAGGCTTTTGCCAATCTTGATGGTGGTACACCAGGTAGTATTTACGGTGGCACAACACCTATTGATGCCGGGGGAGTTTAATGGCTATCCAGATACAAATTCGTAGGGGCACTTCATCGGAATGGAGTACATCCAATCCCATTTTGGCGCAGGGAGAGGTTGGCTATGAGTTGAACACCGGGAAAGCCAAAGTTGGCGACGGCCTGACTGCGTGGAATTCGCTTGGGTACTTCAACCCAAACAATTCTGTGACATCTGTTGCGATGACAACGCCTACTGGCCTACAAGTCAGTGGCAGTCCTATCACAACATCGGGCACTTTGGCATTGACCTATGCCTCTGGTTACTCAATTCCAACTACGTCCAGTCAAACAAACTGGGATACTGCTTACTCTGAGCGCCGTCAATGGGATGGCGGATCAACCAACCTAGTCGCTTCTACTGGCCGCACATCTCTTGGTGCTACCACTCTTGGATCTAATCTTTTCACAATCACAGATCCAGGGGCAATCACATTTCCCCGTTTTAATGCTGACAACACTGTTAGCGCTTTAACAGCATCATCGTTCAGAACGGCCATTGGCGCTGGTACTGGTGATGGCACTGTTACATCTGTTGGAGCAACATCTCCAGTTGCATCTTCTGGTGGAGCAACACCAACAATCAGTCTGTCTTCTGGATATGGAGACACGCAAAATCCATACGCTAGTAAGACCGCCAACTTCTTTTTAGCAGCACCAGATGGCTCTGCTGGCGCTCCAACTTTCAGAGCTATTGTTGCCGCTGATGTCCCGACACTGAATCAAAACACTACTGGTACTGCCAGCAATGTTACAGGCACTGTGGCAATTGCCAATGGTGGTACGGGACAGACCACACAACAAACAGCATTGAATGCGCTAGCCGGGGCTACGACATCGGCCCAGTTCCTGCGAGGCAACGGCACAAATGTATTGATGTCTGCGATTCAGGCATCTGACGTACCGACCTTGAATCAAAACACGACTGGTACCGCAAGCAACGTTACTGGAGTTGTTGCCATTGCAAACGGTGGATCTGGGCAAACCACAGCACAGTCTGCAATGAATACGTTTGCTGGCGCGGTTACGTCAGGATCGTATCTGCGCGGTAATGGAACAAACGTGGTTATGTCCACGATCCAGGCGGCAGACGTTCCGACGCTCAATCAGAACACTACTGGCACTGCCTCCAATGTGACCGGAACCGTAGCGATTGCTAATGGTGGAACTGGCCAGACAACTGCTAGTGCCGCTTTCAATGCTCTATCTCCTGTAACAACAACTGGAGATCTGATAATTGGCAATGGCACGAACAGTGCAACCCGTCTTCCTATTGGCGCAAACACCTATGTGTTGACATCCAATGGAACAACTGCTTCATGGGCAGCGCCAAGTGGCGGTGGAAGTGGAACGGTAACAAGTGTTGCCGCAACAGTTCCATCGTTCTTGTCAGTATCTGGATCTCCGATCACTACAAGCGGAACACTGGCAATCTCTCTTGCATCAACACCATCAAATGGGCAGTTGTTGATTGGTAATGGAACGGGGTTTTCCTATGCAACCCTTACTGCTGGAAGTAACATCACGATTACAAATTCAGCGGGTGGCATCACTATCGCATCAACTGGCGGCGGCGGTGGTGGAAGCACTGGCCCTAAAGCTAAACTTGACACATGGATGATTGGAGCAATGTAAATGGCACAAAACACAAATCCTATTTTTCCACTGACGCCTGTTAACTCATGGGTCAGCGGTGCTGCGGCTACGGCTGGAACTCCTGGTCTAACAGCAAATACGGCTAAGGATGCGGCTAGCGGAACAATCTATGGCCCGATCTTTACTGGCAAAGCGGTTGATGGCTCTCGCTTGGACTTCATCAAGGTTCGTGCGCTTGGTACAAATGTAGTAACCGTTATCCGCATCTTTATCAACAACGGATCAGCCACGACGACTGCGGCTAACAATGCGCTATATCTGGAGCGCACATTGACAGCAACTACTGTGTCTGAAACAGCAGATCAGCCAGACATTATTTTGCCGTTGAATATTAGTTTGCCTGCTGGCTACCGCATCTATGCAACATTTGGCACTGCTGTGGCTGCGGGTTTCCACCTGACTGCTGTTGGTGGAGACTACTGATGTTTACCGGATTTGCTACTGAAAATACACCTGCAATTCAGGTGTGGGATTTGCAAAATTCCTATGCTAGTAGTGCTGCCAATAGGCGCATTTCTTTAACAGATGATTGCGCCCCTATTCAGTATTTTAAAACAGGTGGAACTAGTCTTGGTTTTATTGCAGTTTATCTTCCAACCTGTTCAATAGAGGGCAAGGAGATAAAAATAATAAATGCAAGATATGGAAGCTCCGTACAATATCTTTACCTTTACGCATCTGATTCAACTTGGTCGTTTGGGTCTGGAACAGAAGTTGTTTTATATGTTATTGGCCCAGGACAAACCCTAGATTTATGTTATTCAAAAAATTTTATAAGTTTTGGGCCAACCGCTGGTCAATATGCGTCTGGGTGGATTTCTTTAAATCAGGCGTCACCAGCAGCGGCAAATTATTATGCTACTTGTTTAGCAAATAGTAGTGCTGCAAGTGCAAATTATTCAGCCGTTGTTGGTGGACAATCTAATGTCACCAGCGGGACATATTCTTTTATAGGTAGTGGCCAAAGTAACACAGCAAGTGGGCAATATTCTGCTGTAATTGGTGGCTCAAATAACACAGCAAGCAATTCAAATGCAGTCGTAATTGGTGGTAATGGTGGAACTGCAAACATAAATGGCGCTGCTGTTTTAGGAGGAACAAATTGTGCGGCAACAGGAATTTATGGGGCCGCAATAGCTGGAAATCAAACCGTAGCAAACGGATCAAATAGTTGTGTTGCAGGAGGATCGCAAGGTACATCAAGATCAATTACTGGCAACTTTGTTTTTCCTGCTAGTGATGTTCCGATACAAAATAATTCTGGCAGACAACAATTGGCAACGTTGTTGCTCGGCCGAGCAACAACTGACGCAACCGCAACAAGACTTACAAGCAACACATCTGCCGCATCCACAACCAACCAAGTCATTCTTCCAAACAATAGCGCATATACGTTCCAAGGCACTTGCATCGCAGCAAAAACTGCTGCTGGCGACACATCATCGTGGAAGTTTGAGGGCGCAATCAAGCGAGGTGCTAATGCCGCTTCTACTGCTTTGGTTGCTGCTGTTACTCCAACAGTCATTGCTCAAGACGCTGGCGCTTCTACATGGGTTCTCGCTATCACTGCCGACACAACCAATGGTGGTATTGCTGTAACTGTTACTGGTCAAGCAGCCACCACAATCAGATGGGTGGTAAAAATTGAAACAACTGAGGTAACTTTCTGATGGCTCTAAAAATCTCTATCCCCACCAGCAGCGTTGGTGTTCCCTTCACGGAAGCCTACGCCCGTATTACCAATATCTTTGCCAACAAAGATCAGTGCCAATATCAAGTCAGCGTTAGCGCCAATGCTGATGCTCGGCAAGCCAATGCACAAGAGGTTGCAAGCCATGCGTTCTACTGTGCTACACCACAGGGCAATCTAATGGATGGCCTGTATGCCGATCTCAAACAACAGGTCGGTTTTGAAAACGCAGAGGATTGTTGACATGGAACCCGGTGAAATTGATCCAGTCAGGTATGGTGTTCTTTGGGAGCGCGTACAGTCTATGGACAAGAAGGTAGACAAGATGGAGCGCCAGATTGAGGAGCTTTTGGCATTGGCTAATAAAGGCAAAGGTGGTTTCTGGATGGGGATGACTATTGCCTCCTCTGTTGGCGCTGCCGTAGCATGGATTGGAAATCATTTCAGGGGAGGCTGACATGATAGATCCCATCACCGCACTAGCAGCAGTCTCATCTGCTGTCAATCTAGTAAAAAAGGCTGTTGCTACTGTCCAAGATGTACAGAGTCTTGGCCCGGTGCTGGGAAAATACTTCGATGCCAAGGCTCAGGCCATTGAGGTCATTGAGAAGTCTAAGAACGGCGAATTCAAAGGCTCTAGTCTTGGGAAAGCACTAGAGTTGGAGATGGCTCTTGAACAGGCCAGAGAGTTTGAAGAGCAAGTCAAGATGCTGTTTTTCCAGGCAAATAAGATGGATGTCTGGGCAAGGATTACTGCTCGCGCCAAGCAAATGGATGTGGATGCCGCCCATGCCGCTAGACGCAAGAAAGAAGCTGAGAAACGCAAGAAGCAAGAAGAGGACGATTTCTTTGCTATCGTCATTGGGCTCATGATAGCTTTTTCTGCTGTCGGTGTGTGTATCTGGGCTGTAATGAACGTTGTTAGCTGATATGACCCGATCTGAGCTTGAAATCATCATCAAGAAACGTGCGGCAATCACGGTAACGATTTTTGCTGCTCTATTGGCTATCAACACGATGGTCGGAAACAGCAATTCCAGCAAGATCCTGACAAACACGATAGCCGTTAACAATATGTGGGCGTGGTATCAAGCCAAGAACGTTAGATCTATCATCTATGAGGTAGCCAAAATAGACGCCGCTGTTGCTCGGATGAAGTCTGACATGGAAGAAATAATGGTCAAGGCTCAAGCTATGGAGAAGGAGCGTGATCAAGCCAAAAATCGGAGTCCGTTCTACACCTATGCTGGTGCAGCACTCCAAATCGGGATTGTTTTGTCTACAGCGGCCATTCTTGCGGTCACGATGCCCTTGTTCTGGGGCAGTGTGGCTGTAGGGTGGATTGGAGCCGTGCTAATGGCCTGGGGATACTATGTCGCCTGAACTGCAACGGTACTATGAAGACCGTTTCGACCTTTTCGTTCACCCTGGGTGGATTGATTTGATGGAAGATATTGACAATATGCTTAGCGCTATGAACAATATCTCTACTATCAATGATGAGAAAAGTTTACAATTCCGCAAAGGTGAAGTCTCTATCCTGACTTGGCTGAAAACCTTGAAAAAGGTCAGCGAGGACGCATACGAGGATTTGAATGAAAAGAATGTATGAATTTGTCTGCAATTGTGGACAACGCATTGAGGCGCTGGTTGGTTATGAGACAACCACGGCTCGATGTGGATGTGGTGGGCAAGCTCACCGTGTCATAAGCGCTCCATCTTTCAAGCTCGAAGGGTGGTCTGGTCATTTCCCGTCCGAACATGGGCGGTTTGAACGGAAACACATCGAGAAACTGAAAGCAGAGCGTAAAGCCAACTCATAAGTCGCATGACCGAGTTGAATCTCCTACAACCATTTTGGCAGGAACCTAATATGTTGGTTGATCAAGATCCCGAGCCGCTAGGCGAAATCGAAGCTGAGGAACAAAAGCCTGGACTCCCTGACAAATACAGGGATAAAAGTCTAGAAGATGTTATACGGATGCACCAAGAGGCTGAGAAGCTGATTGGCAAGCAAGCCCAAGAAGTGGGTGAAGTCCGTAAATTGGCTGATGAGCTTATCAAGCAAAACCTCGGGGCGAAGCAACCGATTGAAAAGCAAGATGAGCCTGAAATAGATTTCTTTGAAAATCCACAGAAGGCAGTTCAAGCAACCATAGAAAAGCATCCAGACGTTCTTGCTGCGCGTCAAGCCAGCATGGATTTCAAACGGATGCAGATTCAGCAAAAGCTGGCGCAAGAGCATCCTGACTACACACAAGTGGTTGGGGACGCAGACTTCCAGAACTGGGTGAAAGGATCATCCGTCCGTCTAGCGCTCTATGCAAAGGCAGATGCTGAGTTTGACTATGACTCTGCCAATGAACTGCTATCTACCTTCAAGCAATTGCGTGGCACTAAGGCTAAACAGAACGAGCAAGCAAGTGATGCTGCTCGGACCAAGAGCATGAAGGCCGCACAAGTTGATGTGGGTGGATCTGGTGAGAGTTCAAAGAGGGTCTATCGTAGGGCTGATCTTATTCGGCTGAAAATGACAGATCCAGCAAGGTACGAGAGCCTCAGTGATGAGATCATGCAAGCGTACTCTGAAGGACGAGTCCGGTAAAAACTTTCTTTTGGAGATTTAACATGGCAAACACCGCCTTTTCCCCTACCAATTCGGTAACCACCACCTCCGCTGCTAATTTCATCCCCGAAATTTGGAGTGATGAGATTGTTGCTGCCTATAAGAAGAACCTCGTCCTGGCCAATGTGGTCAAGAAGATGTCCTTCCGTGGCAAGAAGGGTGATACCATCAATATCCCCTCGCCTGCCCGTGGCAATGCTTCGGCCAAAGCTGCTACTGATGCCGTTACTCTGATTGCAGAGAGCGACACCAATATCCAGGTGCTGATCAACAAGCACTATGAGTACAGCCGCTTGATCGAGGACATCGTTGAGGTGCAAGCCTTGACCTCGCTGCGTTCTTTCTACACGGAAGATGCTGGTTATGCTCTGGCTAAGCGCATTGATACCGACCTGGTTCAACTGGGCCGTGCTTTCAACGGCGCTACCATCGGCACCAACGACTATGCCACCAGTGCTGCAAGCACCAAGGCATATGTTGGCTCTGATGGCACCACTGCCTATAACAGCAGCACCTCGAACGCTGCGGCACTGACTGATGCGGCTATCCGTCGCACCATCCAGCGTCTGGACGACAACGATGTTCCTATGGATGGTCGTTTCTTCCTGATCCCTCCGTCGAGCCGCAACACCCTGATGGGTCTGGCCCGTTACACCGAGCAAGCATTCATCGGCAACGGTGATGCTATCCGCAACGGTGAAATCGGTCAGTTGTACGGTATCGCTGTGTTCGCTTCGTCCAACGCCGACACCGGCGCTGGTAACAGTGGCGCAGACCGTATCTGCCTGATGGGTCATCGTGACGCGATGGTTCTGGTTGAGCAGCTTGGCATTCGCTCGCAGACTCAGTACAAGCAAGAGTACCTGGGCACCTTGTTCACCGCAGACACGATCTACGGTGTGAAGGCCCTGCGTACCAATGCTACTGGTACTGCTGCTGACGCCTCCGCTGCTTTTGCCCTGGCTGTCCCGGCCTAATTGCAGTTGCCCCTTCCCCTTCGGGGGGAGGGATCTTTTTCTATAGGAGATTGAAATGACTGCTGCTACCGCTGTAACTTCCCGCCGGGGAAATGACCAATTCCGAGGCTTGTTCTCGGATACCTGGGAAGTCCAATGTACTTTGGATGCTGGCTCGGTTAGCGCTGGTGCAACTGACACCGATACGGTGACTGTTCCTGGTGTTGCGTTGGGTGATATGGTTATCGGTTTTTCTCATGCTGTAAGCGAGGCTGGCTTGGTCAAACGGGCATATGTCTCTGCTGCCAACACGGTGACTATCGTTACCTACAACCCAACCGCTGGATCTGTGAATCTGGCATCAACCACTGTTACGCTCGTTATCGGGCGCACTGTGTAAAAGACGGGGGGCCACAAGCCCCCTGTTTTTCATGGAGATCTTAAATGGCAACCTTCCGTTGTTTGGCAAGCGGCAACACGGTAACGTTTACCTACACCCACGACATTGAGTCCATGAAGGGCCATTCTGGTTATGTTCGTATTGATGAGCCAGAGCAAAAACAGGAAGATGATCGCCCACTTCCTATGACCGCCCCAGTCAAAAGACTTGGACGCCCACCAAAGCTGAAGACTAAAGGAAATTGATCATGTACGGAAAAGCACCAAAGATGTCAAGCCCTAAAAAGTCATCCAAGAAGATGGCTATGCCTGTTGCAATCATGGTTGCTGTTGGCAAACCAAAACCGCTGCCTCAGCGTGGTCAACGTGCAATGACAAACAAGATGACTAGGGGCAAGAAATGAAAAAGACCAAGGCTGAGAAAAAAATCAGCAAGGTCATGCGGGAGTACAAAGCTGGTACTCTGCACTCCGGTAAAGGTGGCCCTGTTGTTAAGAGTCCTCGACAGGCAGTTGCGATTGCACTATCTGAGGCCGGGAAAGCCCGGAAGAAGAAATGAGACCCGGTCTGTACGCCAACATCAACGCCAAACGCGCCCGTATCAAGGCTGGGTCTGGTGAAAAGATGCGAAAGCCCGGCACCAAAGGCGCTCCGACGCCAGCGGCGTTCAAGCAATCAGCAAAAACGGCGAAAAAGGCAAAGTGATGAGCAAGACAGCCACGCACTACCTACCTAACGGCAAAGTCTACAAAGGACCGGTCCATAAGGAGGGCGGCGTCTTGATGACGGGCGCAAAGCACACGGCCCAGAGCCGCACCCTTACGCATAAGCCGCCCAAGAGAGTCAAAAAATGAAAACACCCGCCTGGACACGCAAAGAAGGCAAAAATCCCGCTGGCGGCCTTAACGCCAAGGGGCGAAAGTCCTATAATGCGGCTACTGGAGGCAATCTAAAAGCTCCAGTGAAGTCAGGCGACAACCCTCGACGGGCCTCCTTCTTAGCGCGAATGGGCAATATGCCTGGGCCTGAGTACAAGGATGGCGAACCGACTCGCCTTCTACTGTCCCTCCGAGCCTGGGGCGCATCGTCCAAAGAAGATGCCCGATCTAAAGCCAAGGCAATATCAGCGAGGAACAAGAAGTGAGGCCAGTCTCAGTTGGCTTTGAACCCACAGCAGCGGTACTGACAACAGTCTATACCGTACCAACGGGGTACTATGCCAAAATGAATCTGATGTACATCCACAACGCTGGTAGTGGATCAAAGTACATCACGGTTCAATGGATTGATAGCAGCGCCTCTGCTACTCATGAGATCCTAAATCAATACACCATGAACGCCAAAGAGTACCTTCAATTCAACGGAGGTGCTTACATTGCTCTTGAAGAAGGCGATCAGATCAAAATAGAGACTGAATCAGGGAGCGTATTTACGTTCATTGCAACCTTTGAAGAAACAGGATTGACACGGCAATGACCTACTTAGAACTCATCAATGACGTGTTGATCCGGTTGCGCGAGTCTACCGTTTCAACCAACAATGAAACCTCGTACTCCAGTCTGATCGGCAAGTTTGTTAACGATGCCAAGCGACAGATTGAAGATGCGTATGCTTGGAACGTACTAGGCCAAACGCTGACCATTACCACTGTTGCTGCCACATACATTTACTCCATGACTGGTGCTGGACAAAAGTTCCAGGTCATGGATGCTATCAATGTGACCTCCAACGTTGGTCTACGCAACATCAGTTTTGTAGAGATGAATCGTCTACAGAACTTTACAACTCCTATCTCTGGCATCCCAGAGGCTTACGCATTTGATGGCGTTGATGGCAACGGAGACACTAAAGTTGTGCTGTATGCGCGTCCTGACAATGTGTATTCGATCCAATTTTCACTGACTGTACCGCAAGCCACACTCGCGGCTGACAGCACCTCAGTTTTGGTTCCTGATGTGCTGGTTGTTCAAAATGCCTATGCCCGTGCGTTGGTTGAGCGCGGGGAAGATGGTGGTCTTGCGTCTTCAGAGGCTTACGCTTTGTATCGGACGATGTTGGCAGACTACATCGCTCTTGAGAGCACTCGTTATCCAGAAAACCAAGAGTTCGTTGCTATATGAGCGAAGTACTCCAGATCGCCAGTATTTCAGCGCCAGGATTTTTTGGCCTGCAAAGTGTTGGCTCGTCTGTACTTCAATGCTCTCATTGCAAACAAAGTAAACCAGCAAATCAGTTCCCTAAAGCCAACAATCGTGTTCGTGGCTTCGCCTGGATATGTAAGCAATGTAAAAAAGAAAAGTTGCAAAAGAAAAAAGCATCTATGTCAAAAGATGACTGGATGCTCTTGAATAGGAAGTACTGGCTTAAATCGCAGTACAACTTGTCAATTGAAGATTACAACAAAAAACTTGTAGAACAAAGTCATAGGTGTGCGATCTGTGGATGTGATGAAACAGAGGCTTTTAAGTCATTGCTGTTCGTAGATCATTGCCATAAAACTCAAAAAGTTAGAGGCCTTTTGTGTCATCATTGCAACACGGCACTTGGCAAATTTAGAGATTCCAAAGAAATCCTAAATCAAGCCATTACTTATTTGGATCAGCACAATGGCTGAAGTTCTTCAAATTACCAGCATTTCCGCTCCAGGATTTACTGGATTGAATACGCAAGACTCGCCTCTTGATTTGGCGTCTGGCTTTGCTCTTGTTGCAACCAATTGCGTGATTGACCAGTATGGAAGAATTGGCTCGCGTAAGGGCTGGTCCAAGGTCAATTCGTCTTCTGGGAACTTGGGAGCCAATACTGTTGGTGTGATTCATGAGCTTGTCCAAGCTGATGGCACTCTTACAGTCCTGTTCGCTGGCAACAACAAGCTGTTTTTTCTCAATGGCTCTAATGCGGTTGTGGAGTTGACCTACGGGGGGGGTGGATCTGCTCCTACGATTACTGCCAACAACTGGTCTTGTGCCTCTCTAAACGGGATCACCTATTTCTTCCAGACTGGTCATGATCCACTGATTTTTGACCCAGCCGTTAGTACGACTACTTACAGGCGCGTCAGTGAGAAGACGGGCTATGTGGCGACTGTTCCAAGCGCGAACATAGCGCTGTCTGCATTTGGTCGGCTATGGGTTGCCAACACATCGACCATCAAGAACACGGTCTACTTCTCTGACCTGTTGTCCGGTCATGTCTGGTCTACTGGCACTGCTGGATCGCTTAATGTTGATCGAGTGTGGCCTAACGGACCTGATGAGATCCAAGGTCTTGCTGCTCACAATGGCTTCCTGATCATCTTTGGCAAGAGGCAAATTCTTGTTTACCAAGACGCCACCACGCCATCTACGATGTCTCTAAGTGACACTGTGGGTGGCATTGGGTGCATTGCTCGGGACTCAATTCAGACCACTGGTAAAGATGTTCTGTTCTTATCCAACTCTGGTGTGCGCTCGTTTGCCAGAACAATCATTGAAAAGTCTGCGCCTCTTGGAGATCTGTCCAAAAACGTTCGCAATGACTTGATGGACATTGTGGCAGGAGAAACACTAGCCAACATCAAGTCTGTCTACTCTGAGAAAGAGGCGTTCTATCTGCTGACTCTTCCTTCTGTGGATGAGGTTTATTGCTTTGACACTCGCGGGCAGTTGCAAGATGGCTCGTTCAGAGTCACCGTGTGGGATTCTATTGAGCCAACAGCACTTCTATCTCGCAGGAATGGCGATGTTCTGATTGGCAAAATTGGTTACATCGGAAAGTACGGCACCTATCAGGACGATACTTCATCCTATCGGATGCTGTACTACACCAACCATGCTGACCTTGGCAATGCAAACGTCACCTCGATCCTCAAGAGGCTCAAGACTACGGTAATTGGCGGCACGAATCAGGTTCTCACGATGAAGTGGGCCTTTGACCTGATCACTAACTATCAATCTGCCAACTCTGTGATCCCAACTCAAGGGATTTCTGAGTACGGTATCGCTGAGTATGGAGCCAATGGCTCTCCGGTGGCTTACTACTCAGAAGGCATCTTGATCCAAGTGCTATCAGTTCCCGCCTCTGGTAGCGGCAAGATTGTTCAGACTGGCTATGAGTCAGACATCAATGGATCTGCGCTGTCAATCCAAAGAATTGAGATTCAGTATAAAGATGGGAAACTATCATGACAAATTACGTTAAGAGTACAAATTTCGCTACCAAAGATGCGCTTGCATCTGGCAATCCGCTGAAGATTGTCAAGGGCGCAGAGATTGACACTGAGTTCAACAACATTGCTACGGCTGTTGCGACGAAGGCTGACTTAAACTCGCCAACTTTGGTCACACCGGCCCTTGGAACGCCTTCATCTGGTACGCTGACCAATTGCACATCACTCCCAATTGATGGTGGCACCACTGGAACTTTGCCTGTTGCTCGCGGTGGTACTGGCGTCACTACATCCACTGGGTCGGGCAACAATGTGCTATCTACTAGCCCAACACTGGTTACGCCAATACTTGGGACGCCAACGTCTGGGACTTTAAGCAATTGCACATCACTGCCCATTGACGGAGGTACTACAGGTACGCTTCCGGTTGCTCGTGGCGGCACTGGAGTTACCACATCTACGGGTAGCGGCAATGTTGTTCTGTCAACAAGCCCAACTTTGGTTACGCCCATTCTCGGTACGCCGACGTCAGGGACGCTTACTAACTGCACTGGTCTCCCCATGACGACGGGCGTGACCGGAACACTGCCTGTTGCCAACGGAGGCACGGGTGTCACAACTTCTACTGGATCTGGGTCTACTGTATTGAGTAACACCCCAACCATAGCAAGTCCAACTTTTACAGGTACTCCCGCAGCGCCTACGGCATCTTCAGGGACTAATACGACTCAATTGGCAACAACTGCTTTTGTGCAAACCGCGTTGCAAGCGATATATCCTGTAGGCTCTGTTTACATCAATGCGACAAATGCAACTAATCCCGGCACGTTGCTTGGCTTCGGCACTTGGGCAGCGTTCGGTGCTGGCCGAGTCCCTGTTGGTTTTAATGCTAGCGACCCACTGTTTGATACTGCTGAAGAAACAGGCGGTTCTGCCGACGCCGTAGTGGTCAGCCACACGCATACGGCAACTGTTACAGACCCAGGCCACTCGCATGGGCTGCCTATTCAGAATGACTATGGTTACCCAGTTGGTTCTGGCGGTGCTCGTCAGGGTACTGGAACTACTACTGATTCAGCTACTACGGGTATCAGTGTGGCTATCAGCACCGCCGGCTCTTCCGGCACCAATGCCAACTACCAGCCTTATATAACCGTGTACATGTGGAAACGGACTGCATGATCACACACCACTTCAGCGATGGTCTGTACGCTAAGGAAGCAAGATTTCCTGCTGGCGTGGCTATCTTGAAGCACACCCATGAATTTAGCCACTTGTCGATCTTGGCTAAGGGTAAAGTAGCGGTCATGAAGGGTGAGGACGTTGAGATCATCAATGCCCCGGCATGTATAGAGATTAAAGCAGGTTTAACGCATGGCGTTAAAGCTCTAGAAGATTGTGTATGGTTTTGCATCCATGCTACGGACGAGACAGATGTGTCCAAGGTGGATGATGTTTTGATGGGGGTTTGATATGCCTATAACAGCGGCGTTAATTGGTGATGGGGCTTCATTGCTCGGCGGCTTATTTGGAGGAAGATCAGCCCAGCGTGCAGCAGAAGAACAATCACGGGCGCAGATTGAAGCTGCGCGTATTGCTGCTGAAGAGGCGCGTTTCCGTCCGGTTGGCGTAACAAGCCGCTTTGGTCGCTCAATGTTTGAGTATGGCCCAGAGGGTCGAGTCACTGGTGCTGGTTACGAGGTATCTCCTGAACTTCGCGCCTATCAAGACCGCCTGATGGGTCTTGCTGGACGAGGACTGACTCAAGCAGAACAGGCACAGGCTCTCTATGCGCCTCTTATGGGCGCTGCTGGCGGTTTGTTTGGTGCTGGTCAGCAATATCTGACAACTCCTGCTGATCAGCGCCTTGGAGAGCTTGCTGGTCGGTATCTTGGTGGTCCTGCCGAGATTGGTGTTGGCGCTATTGGACAGGGTTTGCTTGGGCGCCCTATTGACCAAGAGATTCTGAACATTGCTCGTCAACAACTAGCCCCATCGGGTGGCACTGAAGCGGCGTTTGGAGAGGCCAGCAGGCGTCTTCTTGCTCAACCAGCAGATCAGCAACTGGTAGACATTGCTCGTCAGCAGTTGGCGGCTCCTTCTGGCGCCCAGGCTCTGACAAGCTTGGGCGCTCAATACGTTGCACAGTCTCCGCAAGAGGCTGCACAGCAATACATGGCGCGTCAGCAAGAGCTTTTGGCGCCTACCCGCGAGCGTCAATACGCGCAGTTGCAGAACCAGTTGTACCAGACTGGGCGAAGTGGCTTGGCTGTTGGTGCTACTGGCGCTCGTCCGAGTGGCGCTGCTGGCTTGGGCGCAACGACTCCTGAGACTGAGGCTTACTACAACGCGCTTGCTCAGCAGGACGCTGCACTTGCTGCTCAAGCTCAACAGGCTGGTCAACAGCAAGCTCAGTTTGGCGCTGGGTTGCTTGGCACAGGTCAGGCTTTGGGTCAGGGTCAGATTGGCTTTGGTGCTGATTTGCTGGCTCGTCAGCAAGCTCAAGAGGCACAGCGACTTGGGTTAGCCTCTACTCTTGCCGGGCAAGAACAAGCGCTTGGGCAGGGCAGGCTTGGATTTGGCGTTAATCTGTTGTCCGGTGAACAGGCTAGGGAGCTTGCGCGGATTGGTGCTGGCGCTGGCTTGATTGGTCAGGAACAGGCGCTTGGTTTGTCTCGGTATGGATTCGGTGCTGATCTTCTTGGTCGGCAACAGGCGCTGGAGCAGGGGCGCCTTGGGTTTGGTGCTGGTTTGTTTGGCACTGCTGGCAATCTGTTGGGTCAGATGTATGGCGGTCAGACGGCTGCTCTTGCCCCATATCAAGCCTATCTGGGCGGTGCAACGAGCTTGGAGAGCCTTGGTCAGCAACCACTTGATGTTGGGATCAATCTTGGTGCTAAAGGTATGAGCCCGACTGCTGCAAGTGCTTTATTGGCTGGTGGCATGGGAGCAGCATCATCAATGGCGGCTGCCAACGCATACAACCCGTTTGCTGATTTCTTGACTATGGGCTCTCGCAACCCTCAATTTACCCAAGGTCTTTCTAGGTTGTTTGGCGGTGGCACTGGACCGGCTCTTGATTACAGTTCACCAATCTATGGTGGCTATTCATTGAATCAACTTCAAACTATGCCTTACGGTGTTTAATAAGGACTGATCATGGCAGAAATCGTTGGATCATTGTTTGGCGTAACGCCAGAGGACTACCAGCAAGCTAGGCAAGCACAGGCCGATAAGATGGCCTTGGACTTTGCCAAACTTGATCCTTTTCAGAGTGCAAGGTTTGCCATTGGCCGTGGTGCTTATGGCTTGGCTGGCGCTCTCGGAGGTGCGTTGGGCGCTCAAGATCCGCAGTTGCAGCTAATCAGCGCTAGGAATGCTATTTCCAAGCAGATTGACTACAACGATCCTGCGTCAATCATGCAAGGTGTGCAGTCATTGTCACAAGCTGGAGACACGGTTGGTGCGATGCAACTTGCAGATGTGGCCCGTAAGCTGCAAAGCGAGATGGCTCAGACATTTCAGCGCACGGCTGCTGGTCGCGCTTCATTGGCACAGGCGTCGAAAAGTCAAGCGGAAATCGACGAGATCAAACTTCAACAACGGGTTTTTGACGCTCTTACCGGGAAAGCGCCGCCCGCTGCTGCACCAGCCAAGGCTATGCCCGCCATGCCAGCTGCTGCACTTACGCCTGAAGGTGAGCTTGTTGCCGCGCCAATTGGCGCAATGCCATCGCCCGTAACTTTGCCTGTCGCTGCCGACGCGACTGCGCCTCCGGGCGAAACGTCCCTTGCATATCTTCAGCGACAGTTTGGTATGCCGGGCGCTGCTGCTGCTCCACCGGATGCTGCACCTGCTGCTGCTGCACCGGCCCAAACGCGGGCTACGCTGAACCAGCAAATTGCCACATTGGAGAGCCGGCGTGGTCAGCTATTGGCTCTTACAAAAATTCCAGCAGCCAAGGCAGAAGCCGATGTGCTTGGCGATCAAATCAAAGATTTGCGGTCGCAACTCAAGCCCACAGAGCTTACGAATTTGGAGCGTGAGATCGACCAACTTCGCGCTGAAGGTGCGGTTGATACCGATCCTCGCATCAAGACTCGTCTGGACAAAATTGTTAAACTTTCAGCCCCAACTTCGGAGCGTTTTGGTGAGTTTGCCGAGCGCGTTGCAATGGCTGAATACGGTAAGCCTTTCGGGCAACTAACGCAAGAACAGCGCAAAGAAGTCAATAGGCAGGTTGATGAAAGTAAAGGCAGAACAGCCGAGCGAGGCGCGGCTAAGTTTACGGTCACTCAAGAATCCGAATTTGCTAAACAGTTGGGCGCCGCGCAAGGAACGCGGTACAAAGACGCGATTGGCCTGCGTGATAACGCTATATCCGCGCTCAACACGTTCGATCAACTGTCTAAACTCAATGACCAAGGGCTTATCAGCGGTTCGTTTGCGACCGGTCGCGTGGGAGCCACAAATCTGCTCAACACGTTGGGTCTTATTTCGCCTGCGGATTCCGCCACGTTAGCGCGCTCGGAGAACTACCAAAAAGTTGCGGGGGATGCGATTTTGGCTGCGCTCGGCGGCAAACTCGGCGCAGGCTTCTCTAACGAGGACCGTAAGTTCATCCAAGGACTAGTGCCACAGTTGGAGAATAGCCCCGCCGCCCGTAGGCAACTCATTGACTTTATGGCCTCTAAAAACCGCGCTATTGTCGGTGAGACCACAAGACTCATTGACTACGCTGAAAATAAGCGTACGCTTAACGGGTTTGTTCCATCGGTCCCGTTGCCGGGCAGAGGCGGCCTGCAAGGCTTGTCTGACGAAGATTTGCGTAGGCGTTATGAAGCAGCGAGGAAAAAATAATGGCTACTGTTCAGGAACTTGAAGATGAGATGCGCCAGCGCGGTATGCTGGTGTCTGAAGAGAGCGTGTTGGCTGGACCTAAGACAACGCCTCAACAACTGCAAACTTTTGGAGAGTCTTTACTCAAAGGCTCAGCGCGTGGTGTTGTTGGGATACTTGGCGGTTGGGGCAATCTATATGATTACCTCAATAAAAGCAAAAATCCAAGTGCGTTCTCCTCTGCTGGAATTATGCAGGGTATCAAGGACCTGACTGGCATAGACATCAATAAAATACAGGGCTACCCTGGAGCATATGAGTTTGGAGCAGCTGGTGGGCCTGCTGCGGCATTCACTGCACTGGGTGTTCCGGGTCTGTTTTCCAGATCTATCCCTGGCGTTGCGGCAGAATTTGGCGTTGCCGGTTCCACTGGTATGCTGGCTCAATCTATTGCTCCAGAGAGCATGGCCGCACAATTAGCGATACAAAGCGCTCCATTTGCCGCCAAAGCTGCATATCAAGCAACACAACGAGCTGTTAACGCACCTCAAGGGCCATTCCCAACAACTTCTGAAACACAAGAATTGTTGCGTGTTGGCAGGATGACTCCTGGAGAACTATCTCAAAATAGGCCTCAACTCGCTACTGAAGCACGAGTAGAGGCATCTCCATCTAGTGGACAAGCGCCGATTGCTTTTCGTAGAGGTCAAGCCCTTGATGTTGAGGGATTCTTGACTAATCTCTTTGAGAGGTCAGCAGGCGCACCAGTTGGCATGGCTCGCGCACAAGCCACCACAGAGTCTGTTTTTAACGCCTTCAACAATTTTGGCAAAGCTTTGTCGGGCAAACTTCGATCTGATGCTGCGCGTGACTTTGGAGCAGCTAAACGGGCTGGAGGCATGATTGACACAGCACCAGTTTTGGATTCAGCTAAGCGCAGTCTTTCAGCCATCTCTCCAGAAGAGCCTGGCTTTGCAACGCTCAAACAGTCGTTGGATAAGATTATTGAAGAGTACGCAATTCCAGCGCAACCAGCTAAAACCACTCCATCTACTGTTCTTGGCCCAACAGGTGAACCTGCCACTGTCACTGTGACGCCAGAAGTGCCAGCCTCATCTCGCAAAATTGACATCAAGCGCCTGCAAGACAACTTGGCTGTTTGGGGTGATGCTGCTTATTCTGGGAAAGCAGATTTTGGCAAAGGGAACATTTTTGAAGGCGTGGCCCCAGGTAAAGCCAAGGGAATTGCACTCAATATTTTGCAAGGCTTTCGTCAATCGCTGGATGATGCTATTGATGCGAAGGTCGCTGGGGCTGATCAACTTGTCCAAGCGCGCAACAATTTTCGGGACAACATCAAACGCATCGAAGAGTTTTCAAATCGCCCTCTTACCAAAGAATTTGATGTTCCTGACGTATCCGCGCTAGTCCCAGAAGATGTTATATCAAAGCTTAAGCGGAAGCCTGCATCACAACAAGCGTTGCTTATTGAGGTGATGCAATCTAGCCCTAATGCAGATGTCGCAGCAGTATTAGATACCATACGCCGGTCTAGGATGGATGAAATTCTTTCCAAAGGCCAAGGCCCTGACATTCAAAAACTATCTCGCGCTTTGCAATCCAAAGGAGATCTTGCAACGCTGTTTCCAAATCCAAAAGATTTGCAAGACGCACAATTGGCTGTCAAATTTATGGAGCAAGTATCGTCCAAAGAAAGTGCTAGTGGTGTAGGTGGCAGACCATCTACGGCATATGCGGCTACACGAGTAGCTGGAGGAACATCAGCAGCAGGCTTAATTGCTAGTGAGTTTGCCTCATTAATTAACTCCACATTGTCTAGCCCTTCTGCTCTATCAAAAATGATTTTTGAGCCAGACAACAGAACATTGCTATTAAATTTGGCCAAGAAAAAAACACCAGCAGAAAAATCACTTGAAATCATTAAAACTCTTGCTCAGAACACAGGAGTGATTGCTGTTCGTGGAGGACCAGCATTAGATGTCGGCGCTCCTGAGTCTTTAGAAACTTCAGTTCCGACAAATAAAGCCATTGATGAGGCCAAGGATCTTGAAGATGAAATGCGCCGCCGTGGATTTCTCCAATGATGCAAAGGAAAGTTAAATGCTAACCCTTCTCTCCACTGTTGTATCGTTCCTGATGGGTGGTTTGCCTAAGATCCTGGACTTCTTTCAGGACAAGGCAGACAAGAAGCATGAGCTTGAACTGGCTCGTATGCAGACTGAGCGTGAGCTTCAAATGCTGGAGCGCGGCTATGCTGCCCAGGCTAGGGTCGAGGAGATCAGGCTTGATCAAATCCAGGCCAATGCAGAGATGCAGCAACAGCAGACGCTGATCCAGGCTCAACAGGCCGAGATGCAAGCGGTCTATGCTCACGATATGAGTCTCAATGAGGGCACCAGCACCTGGATGAAAAATCTGCGAGCCAGTGTACGCCCGGTGATCACCTATGGCTTCTTCTTCCTGCTTGTGGCAATCGATCTTGGCTTGTTTCTATACGGCTGGAACCGTGGAGTAGACTTCAAGCAGTTGGCTGATATGCTGTGGGACACTGAAACGGCTACCCTGTTTGCGTCCATCATCGCATTCCATTTTGGTGGCCGTGCATTCGGTAAATGAAAGTCTCAAACAAGTTAATCGAGATGATCAAGCACGACGAGGGAGTGCGGGTCAAGCCATATCGTTGCCCGGCGTTGCTGTGGACTGTTGGCGTTGGTCATGTCATTGATCAAAGCCATATCAAGATTCCACTTGAAGAGCGCAAAACTCTTTCGATCCCTGCTGGCTGGGACCGAACTCTGAGTATGGATGAAGTCAATGCAATACTTGCTAAAGATCTTGAGAACTTTGAGCGAGGTGTACTGCGACTTGCTCCTAATCTTGCTGGGCATCAAAGTAAGTTTGATGCTTGTGTCTCTTTCAGCTTCAATGTAGGGCTGGGCAACTTCCAGCGCAGCACCATCCGCATGAAGATCCAGCGGGAAGAATGGGAAGCGGCTGCTGACTCATTCCTGCAATGGACTAAAGCAGGTGGAAAAGAGCTTCCTGGGCTTGTCAAGCGCAGGAAAGGCGAGAGGGCTCTATTCCTTTCGTAGAAGCGTTCTGTAGGCTTCTAGGGCTGCTTTGATGTCAAGTTTGAGGTCTTGGATCTCGTCTTCCTGAGATCTCATCTTCTCATAGGCATCTTTGGCAAAGTTAGCCAGGTTTTCGTGGCTCCAGCTTGCGAAATCTGGCCCCGCCGTGAGACTTTGAGGGGACTTGTCTCTCTTCAGTGGTAAAACGATGCTCATTGCCGCACTCTCTGATTCTCTGAACGTACTCTTCCATCTTCTTGGTCAATTTTACTTCTGTCCATTTTCCGCATGTTGGGCACTTCACTTAGTGGTCTCCATCCAAATTTTCTCCATGTTGCCTGGATGTCTGTAGCTGCTGCTGAGACATACTTAAAGTTGGGGTCTAGGATACGAGATTTCATAGGATCTCCCTTGCGATCAACCATATTACAAGCGCTGTCATTGCAAAGATCAGCAGCTTTCCCTTAAAGATTCGGCGTTTTATTTCCTCGCTGGGCATAGTCTCCCCTGTTCACATTGTTGGTTACAGGGTGGGCATGTTTGAAACGCAGGCCAGTCATCAAACAAAGGCATATCATCTGGCATAGACCTGATGGCCTCTGCTGCTGGGCTTACCCATTCCCAAGAGCCGTCTTTCTTGACCAGCTTGTGCTTGCGCTCTTCTTCATCTGCAATGTTGGCGCATCGGACACGCTGGATGTTGAGCAGTTCTCTGGCAAAGCCAATGACTTCTTGATGCTTGCGCCATAGAGTCACGATTTCATTGTTTGTCATACGTCACCATTTTTCCTGATAAATTCAGCGCAATCTAACAGGGCCTCAATGCAGATTTCTAGATGTCCGTCAGTGGCATCAGCTTCTGTTTTACAGATCTCTGAGCAAGACTCACACGCATACTTCCATACATATCTGGCATTGTTTCTGCCGATTGTTAGCTGTTCTTTGTGGCTTAGTGTGGCCCACCATTGGTCAAAAGTCATGTGTTCCCCCTTGCTCGGATGGCGTCCGACACCATTTGCCGCACAGACCAATCAGCACCTTTATTGATTAAAGCCTTCCATGCACGCTCTGATGCGGCCTCACGCTCTGCGGCAGCGACAAGGGCGGCGAATTGACGCAAGCATTTGTTCTCACCATCAAAGCCAAAGAGCCCAGCCTCCCGCGCCATGCGGGTGATGTCATCTTTGGTCATTTAAATCTCCAGCCGATCAATCAAACTCATGATGTTCTTGCTGGCGTAGTCGAGTCGGCGGTTGAACGTATGCAGTGTGCTTGCCATAGGGGACATCGACTTGGTCAGGCCATCGCTCTCAGCTTTGCCGGGTTCTTCACGCAGCACCATATGCAGACGGGACTCCAGCGTGTCAATGGCATTCATCAAAAAATGGATGTGGTTCTCCATGTGCCCCATCTGATCTTGTATGTTGCCCAGCGTCAGAGCCTCGGGCCTACCACCTTGAATCGCACCGCGTTTTTGTTCCATCATTTTTTCCTCTTTCATGCACTCAGGCATTTGGTTGTTCCAGTTGCGCCCAAGTCGGGCCGGGTCGTCATAGTTCATGCTGCTCATTGCGGGTTCTCCTCTTCATCAAACGACATATCTGGCGGGTGCGGTATGTCGTCATGCACGATCACCCCATCG